GATGCGTAAGTTATATGAATACATGAGTCCAGAAGCATCCAAGGTTCAGATTGTTGAATCGCAAGATGGCAAAGACTTATTCATGGCAGGATTGTTTATCCAAGGCGATGTCAAAAACCAAAACGGCAGAATTTATCCTAAAGATGAAATTCAAAAAGCTGTTGAAAGTGTGAAGCATCGTTTAGGTAATGGTGAAACTGTAATGGGCGAGTTAGATCATCCAGAAGAATTACAGATTAACTTAGATCGTGTCAGTCATATAATTACAGAAATGCATTGTGATGATGCAAATGGAATTGGTAAGCTAAAAATTATAGACACACCGATGGGTAATATTGCAAGAGCATTATTAAAAGCAGGTGCTAAACTGGGCGTGAGTAGTCGTGGCAGTGGTAATGTTAACGAAAGTGGTCGTGTAAGCGACTTTGACATTGTTACAGTCGACATTGTGGCCCAGCCCAGTGCACCAGATGCTTATCCTAAGACAATCTATGAAAGTCTGTTTAATATGCGCGGCGGTGCTGTGTTACACGACATTGCCGCTGCTGTTAACCATGACAACAGAGCAGAAAAACACTTAGTCAACGAGATACACAAGTTGATCAAAGAACTTAAACTATAAAGGAAGTAGGAGACTACTATGGCAGTGACATTTACAGACTTACTTGAAGGAACTGATTTAACTTCTGAAGTTAAAGAAGCTCTACAAGAAGCATGGGAAGCCAAAGTGTCTGAAGCTAAAGAGGAACTTACTGCTGAACTTCGCGAAGAATTTGCACAACGTTATGAACATGACAAGGGCAAAATCGTTGAAGCAATTGACAATTTTGTAACAGAAAAAGTCACAGCAGAGATAGCCGAAATAGCAGAAGAAAAAAATTCCCTTGCAGCCGACAGAGTAAAATATCGCAAAGCCATTAGTGAGCATGCAAAACTACTTGACAAATTCGTAACTCAGATGGTAGCAAAAGAAGTTAAAGATTTACGTGCAGATAGATCAAATGTACAAGAACACGTTTCCAAGTTAGACGAGTTCGTAACTGAATCTTTAGCAACTGAAATTGCTGAATTCCATGAGGACAAGAAGTCATTAGTAGAGCAAAAAGTCAAAATGGTTCGTGAAGGCAAAAAAACAACTTGCTGAAGCGAAGAGAGACTTCATCAGTAAAGCTGCTGGCAAGGTTGAACAAACAATCAATCGTGTTATCAGCGAAGAAGTCAAATCGTTCCGTAATGACATTACTAAGGCCCGCGAAAATGACTTTGGCCGTAGAATTTTTGAATCCTTTGCTAACGAATATCAAAGCAGTTATTTGAACGAAAGCAAAGACATCAAAACTTTACAGAGAACACTAGCCGACGTGGAAACTAAACTTAACGAAGCAAATAAAAGAATTGAAGCATCTTCGGAAGCTACAAAACTTACAGAAAGCAAGTTGAGAATAGCAGAAGATCGTTATGCTCGTAAAGAGAAACTTAACGAACTAATGTCACCATTAGGCAAAGAGAAGAGAGAAATTATGTCAGACTTACTCGAAAGTGTCAAAACTGAAAAACTAGAAGAATCTTTTAACAAGTATCTTCCTAGCGTATTAGATGGCGAAACACCAAGAGTTAAAAAGGCATTATCAGAATCAGTGAAAAAAGAACACACTGGTGATAAGGCAACTGCACCTAAAGCGGAAGCCAATGACGAAACAAATAATGTAGTCGAACTGGATTACATTAAAAAATTAGCCGGACTTTCAATCTAAGGAGTAATTAAAATGGCAGATTTATTTGAAAGCAACTGGTCAGCAACTAAAGAAGCGTTAATGGAAGGGGTTACTGGCAACAGAAAGAAATCCCTCGACGTAGTCCTCGAAAATACTAAGCGTCATTTATCAGAGGCTGCGACTACAGGCGCAACAGGTGCAGGTTCAGTAGCAACTTTAAACAAGGTAATGTTACCACTTATCAGACGTGTAATGCCCAGCGTTATTGCGAATGAGTTAGTTGGTGTACAACCAATGACTGGCCCAGTAGGTCAGATCCACACATTAAGAACACGTTACGCCGAAACAGGCGGCGGTGCAACTGCTGGTGATGAAGCATTATCACCATTCAAGTTAGCAGCAACTTACGCTGGTTCTCCAGATGCTACAGCAGCAGCTGAAGGTACTCCAGGACGTAAGATGAGCATCCAAATCTTAAAAGAAACTGTTGAAGCGAAAACAAGACGCTTAAGCGCACGTTGGACATTTGAAGCTGCACAAGATGCAGAAGCAATGCACGGCGTTGACGTTGAAGCTGAAATTATGCAGGCTCTT